CCTTGATACGTGGGCGCATACGGTCTGCTGATGGACGCAGATAAGGATAGTTTAGCCCAACTTCTAGCCTACGAGCGTAAATCATAGTGGGGAATACGCTTGCGGTGTATGTGCCGTAGCCGTATCTAATTTCTGTGCGCACCGAAGACATCAAGTTCCCGGAACGGCGGTTAGGTGGGGTACCTTCGCCACCAATGTGGCCAGCAGGACTCCAGCCGGAACGGGTCCTGACGTGAGGGTTGTTATTCAAAGTAATTTTTACTTCGCGCTCAACCGCTAAACCGACTTGTGCTATACCAAAACGGGCGGCAACTTCTATGCGTTCTTCAGTTTTACCTAAACCGCGCAAGACTTCATTCAAGTTAGTTATCTTGAATTTGAAGTCGTCAGCCATTCGATTTCTCCGCTCTGACTTCCGCCTCAATACGCATAATGTTCAACAACCAGTCTATCAAGTAGCCGGGCTGTTCATCAGTTTGCTTAGGGGTCCAACCAAACTCACGCGCTAAAAGGTAATACTTGTATTCTTCGTCCGGATATTCGAGGTCTGCGTGTCGCTCGTGACCGGATAGAACGGACTTTAGGCGTTGAAGTTTGGCGTAGCCGCTTTTGGGTCTACGTCTTTACCTAGCGGTTGTGAAAGGTCAGGGAATAGAACATTCTGCGCTGATTCGGCTTCTTTGACAAGTAAGTCATAATCAGGGATATCTAGTTCACCTAGCATTTCAATTTTGACACTAGGCAGAATAAGGTCAAATGACCATTCCTCAACGAGGATACTGATTAGCGTATCCATAATGTCCATACCGTCGCCGTTCGCGCCAGCTTTGAAAATACGTGCGCGGTCCTTCTGCTTCAAAGTTTTAGGGTCGCGTAGTGTTGCGGTTTGACCTGATGGCAGGTTGATGATTCTTGACATAATTTACCTTCCGTTTTGCCTTCCTAAAGTATAAGTGATGGGGCCGTCGGGGGGAAGGCTGTCCACGCTAATCCGGCCCCATCACATTTTGTTTACTGGTATGTGCCTGAAGCGATTGCGTTCTGGAATACCCACTTAATCGGTGAGTATCCGCCGGTTGAACCTGCGTCAGTTGTGTTAGCGATACCAGTAAGGTCTACTGCGACTTCTACGAAGTCTTTTGAGCGGTCAATTACCGCGGCGGTGTATGCACCCTTAGTAATTGTTGCCTGAATTTGTGTAGCGGTCGCGCCTGAACCGTTAGCCCAGTTGAGAACAATGCTTGGCTGTGTGTTTGTCAGGAAGCGAGTTAGTTCGGTGTCGTTTTCCATAACGAACTTGAACTGGCCCTTGACTTCTAGCGCACCTAAGAACACGTTGTAAGGGTTCTGGGTGTTGCTAATGCCGTAAACCGGGGTAACTGGGCGGCTCATTGAAATTGAACCTTCAGTCGCGGTTGAAACAGCGGTTCCACCAATAGTCACGGTTGCCTGCCATACCGGGGTCGCGGTAACGGTTGAGAATGACGGTGTCGGGGTTGAGGCGGTTGCTGAAGCCCAACCTGTTGATTTTGCGTCGTAATCAAGAAGGCCCTCTGATGAGAATGACAGAGTGAAGTCGTGAATTGACTGGCCTGAGTAAGCGCGAACGTTAGCAGCGTAGAAGTCTGTGAAGGTTAGAGCGGTCGGCTGTGCGTCCGCTGCGGCTACAAGAGAGTTCTTTAGGCTAACTGTGTGAGTGTAAGGTGCTGACGCGCCTGCGGTCGCCACAGAGCCTAGCAAACCGGCAACAGCCCAAGGTAGGGTATCAGCGAATACGGGTCCACCGAAGTCCACGGTTGAACGGGTACGGCCCGGAATGTAAGCGTAATCTTTTACGATTGCGCCACGTAGGCCTTCGTCCATTAGTGGGTCAATGATGTCTACTGGCTTGAACTTGCCAACGCTAACCGGAATGAACGCGGTTGGCGCGACTGGGGTACCTTCGGTTGTTTCTTTCGCCACACCGAGGTAGGAGCGTACTGAATTTTGAACTGACATTTGTTATTTCTCCTAGTGGGTTAGGCTGACGGGTTCGCAACCGCGTCAGTAGCGTCGGATTCTGCTTTATCAGAAGTGTTTTCAACGGCCTGAGGCTCGGTTGCGGTGTCTTCCGAAACGGTTGTTGCGGTTGCGTTCTTGGTAGCCTTCTTACCGGTGGCAGCCACGACGTTTGCCGCGGTAAAGCCTTCCGGTGCTTCAAAAGTGTCGCCGTAGTTTACGACAACACCAAGACTAGGGAACACAAGTTCCTGTTCGCCTTCGTAAGTAAATAGAGGCATTCTAACTCCGTATCATCTGTGTAACTGTGAAAGCAATACCGGCCCAAATCTCGACCGCACCGCCATCATTTGTTTTTGGCTCACCGTAAGTCACAGAGATATCCGGTTCTGCCGCTTGCCAGATAACATCGCCATCTGTCTGTCCTAGTCTATGCCCACCGGCGCGTAAACGGTCTTTTATGCCGTCAATAATTGCGTCGAAAGCGTCCATAGCCGGTTGCGCGTAGTTTTCCATACTGTGAAAGAATACCTGAAATTCAACGGCGTAATCTATGCGTTTCCAACCGTCATTAGCACCACCAACAGCAATACGGTCTTCAGTTTCGGCTTGAATAAAAACAACACCGGCGGCGCGGTTCATTTGCCCGGCGGTTGAGTTTTCTTGAAAGTTGATACGCTTCGGGAATGAGGTAAATACCTGATTCAGGTTAGCGATGTTCGCGCCGGCAACCCAAGTGCCTACTGCGTTGCGTACTTCTTGTCTTGACATTATCGGATTCGCTTGAAAGGCTTCAATAGGTCTTTAGCGATAGCAACGTCATTGCCGTAAATAGTGTTTGGGGCCGCTTGACCTGATACGACGTTAGTCGCACCCATAATCAAAGCTGCGTCGCCACGTATTTTCAAGAACGCGCTAGTCATAAGAATTGCGGCTTCTTTGATAGCGGCCGGTAACGCTGAAACGCTAACGCCAACTGCGTGAGTATAGGCAAGTGTGCCAACAATAGGGACAGTATTTGAATCAAAAGAATAACTAGACGCTACGGTGACGCGTTCTGTGTTCGCGCCGTCATAAATCGTCAGCTGCTCACCCGGGGCAATACCGGTACCGTCATCAAGTAGTAGAACGCTTGAACCGGCAGAAGCAATAGTGGCTACGGTCGTATTTGCGTATCCGTTGATGTATGTGTATTTGATGTAGCATTCAACGCGGCTGGAAGCCGGGAAACCGAACGAGAGCGGCCCCTGAGAGGACATAGACTGCGGTAATTGGGCGTATGGGTAGATTATCTCTTGTTCCTCAAACCAAGCCTGTGACGGGTCGCTGACGGATACTAGAGAATTTGGTGTGTAGCCGAACTGAAGGTCAGTCAAAGCCACGACAGGGAAGTATTTTGGGTGAAAACGTAGAGTGCCGTCGTTGCGCGCGCGAATGCGCTGTTGTTCTACGTCTACGGTTGCGCCAATGATTTGATTACATTCTTGGTCAATCCAAGATGAAGCGCGTAGGATAGCGTTGCTCAATTCGGCGTCTTGAGCGGCCTGATTACCGCCAACAACAAGGTTTCCGTAGTCAAGTGCGGTCGGTGCGTTCTTGAACTCTGTAAGCGTCAAATAAGGCTTAGTCATTTGACGGCTGATAGGGCTTATACCGTTAGCCATTGTCTTTACCGCACTTTCCACAAACTTTGAACAAACTGTTGTGGCCACATTCGCAAGGCCAAGCGTTTTGCGACCTTATACCAGCAAACGAACTGGCTTCAAAGAAACCTTCGTATTTGGCTTGTGCCGCGTGTTTAGGATTCTCAATGTTGATGAAACCTTTTCTATCCGCGTCGTATTTCTTAGTTCCCGACTCGGTTGTTACGTCAATTCCCTTGACCCCTGAAGGGCCTACAAGTTTTGCCATTATGTTTCTACCTTCCTAGTGTGAAAGGTGGGGCCACCGAAGCAACCCCACCTTCCGATACAACCAGTTTATTACGCTGACTTGATTCCAGTTACGATACCGTTCCAAGCTGGCGCGTAGCCAACAAGAGTTCCACGGAAGTAAGTAGAGAACTCGTAAGCGAACTGAGTTACAGGCCACTGCATACCCATGTAGTCCTGTACGTTTACAGCTGCCCATACGTCTGATACCTCGGTGTCAGGGATAGGTAGTGTGTAAGACATTACAGGTGCTACACCCTGAGGCAACCAAGGGTGAACGGTGATGTCCACCAACTTACCTGTGATTTCGTTGTGTAGAGCGTTGATAACCGCTCCACCTACGTAGCCACCGGTTTCGGTCTGGGTTAGGTTTAGACGGTACGCGCCTGATGAGCCGTTCTTGATAGCGTCAGACAACTGCTTGCGGTCTGCACCGTTCAAGAAAATCTCGTCCGGGTCGGCCTTTACAGAGTTGTAAAGGTTAGCGAATACGGTCTGGAACTCAACACCTGGGTTAGTTGTTGAGAATGTAGCGTTGATGTTGTTTACTGAACCGCCACCAGAAATAATCTGAGGGATAATACCGTCGTAACCAGTTGCGTAGGCTGAAGTGTCGCCAGTAATGGTTGAAGCCAAAGTACCGGTTGTGTTGAACACTAGGTTGTCGCCTGTGGTTGTGGTTGAGGTAGGACCCTGAAGGGTTCCAGTAGTACCAGCGATACGGCCTACGTAGTGAGCGTTAGCAGCACCAGTTGAAGTACCAACGTATACCTTGTAGCCAAGCGCACCAGCAACAGGAGTCACGGTGATGTTTAGCAACTGAGCGGTTGTAGCCTGTGACACTACTGACGATAGAACTGACTCACCGAACGCACCAGCGTCAGAAGTTAGGTAAACGTAGTAAGTAGCGTTTCCAAGTGCAACCTGACCGGTTCCTGCTGAAGCAGCAGTTAGGGTGAAGGTTGGAGCAGCAAGCGCACCTGATAGGCCTGACGCGGTTCCACGAGCCATAAGCATCATACGCTCTTCCATTAGCATTGTTGCGTAAAGGGTAGAGGTTGATGACAACTGACGTAGGTCCTGGTATCCCAAACCTGAGAAGTTAGCGTCGAATGAAACGCTGTCGCTCAGTGAGTATGAGAAGTAAGGGAAGATAGCGTCTTCAGCGGTGTAGGCAATCTTTGGACCGCGCTCGTAAGCAACTGAACCGAAAGTGGTTGTAGTTGACTCAGTGATACCCGGCCAAATCTGTCCCTGACCACCAGTTCCGGTACCGGTGTAACCGGTAATCTTCTTGATGCGGTGTGATGTACCAACACCCTTCTTACGAGCAATCTTGTTACGGATTGGAGTAGGACGAGGTGTTAGCAACTTAGCA